ATGGTACCATTTTAGAACCTGATTTAGAGTGGAATTACAGGGATAATGTTTATACCAGAGCACCAGACGAAGAATATTGGTCTGGTTTCAAAGGTGCAAAACAGTGGTGTATTGTCCTAGATGATCTTGCGCGAGAGCGCAAAAGTCAAATTGCTCAGGGTAAAACAGTCTCCATTAAGGAGATAATTACCGTAGTTAATTCCATTGGAATTGCTACTAACCAAGCAAGTATTGAAGATAAAGGGTGTATTCCCTTACTTCCTAAACTAGTCATAGCAACGACTAATATTAAGGATCTTCATGCTCATAGTGCGGTTTCAGAACCTGGTGCTGTATTACGCAGGTTTCCCTACGTGGTTGAACCCATCGTTAAACCAGAATTTCTGGATAATGATGGTAATGTTGAATTACATGGAGAAGCAAATTTTGACATTTGGGACTTTAGGGTGGAAAAGGTCGTACGTATAGATAATGTTTATGGGTACGAACTTATTGAATCACCTTCAGGTCAAGAAACCTTTACAGGAATTGAGTTTTCGTTCTTTATTAGACAGAGGATGCAGGAATTTGTTATTAAACAAAAGAAACTAGAATCTTCTTTTATCGACAAAACAGAAGAATGCGAGCATGGTGTGGTAGTTACCTATCACAAATGCCCTGATTGCATGGAAGCTCAAGCCCTTACGAAGGAAGCGATATATAGTTCCTGGATTTATTTTACCACTTGGATTATTGATTGCCTTTTTGGTAACATCTTTCTCGCATTTGTTATGCGGGATTCTTTTATGGGAGACCATATTAGTTCATGGTGTAAAACCAAGGCTTTTGCTGGTCTTAGGAGAAGATTTATCAGAAATAGAATTGAATATCTGCATCAGCAGAGTTACTTCTTGCTTTCTCGTAGAGCACGAGAATTAAATGGAGTTTTGGCTGTGCTGATTGGTATCTTTTCCATATATGGTATTTCCTCTTTGGTATCGTGGATCAGAGGACCAGACGAACGTGTATTTGCTCAGTCTGATATTTGGGAGAAAAACGAATCAAATGAAGATTTTGTCATCCCCCAACGAGCTTCCCCTGGTAATAATCAGGAGATTAAACAGACTATTCGCAAGTCCATGTTCATTCTGAATATAACGAACCATGATAAAGTGGAACGTGTCTACTGCCTGTGTATAAAGGCGGGTGTTTATGTTACTGTAGGACATGTCTTTGGAGATGCAGACTCCTGGGACTGTGTTGCAGATTTCATGAACCCCCATCAGCAGGCAAAAGCCGTCCGAGGTTTTGTTCTTGAGAGGAAACAATTAGAATTTCTCCCAAATGATTTGTGTGTAATTAAGACACGTCATATAATACCTCGTAAACCACTCTATGAATTTCTCCCAACCAAAATAGATAAAGCTGGGCGCGTAGCACAGCAAATCTTGTATGAGAATGAAGCCTTACATGTTGTCGATTTACAGACACATAACTACGGTGCCAGTTCTTACAGAGATCGGCATGGAAAACTCTACACAGGGAATTTTATGCATGGTAGGAGATTTGATGGTTTTCCGAAGGCTGGAGATTGTGGATCACCACTGATACACACTTCAAAATTTGGATGTTATATCGCTGGTATCTATGTTGCAGGAAACAGTGCGACTGGCAATTTTATATTCTCACAATTAGCTAAAGATATGTTTAGAGACACAATGCCACAAGCATTAAGTGGACCTGGTAATATGAATTCCATTATAACAG